TTACTTTCACAGGTATTTTTTGCTACTGTATTCTACCAAGGGCAACCACCTGCAACATTTGTAAAAGTCTGTGAGTATCAACACCCTACGAATAATAATAAAGAACGGCACTGGATTTACTATAAATTAAGATGCCCCCCAGGTATACTAAGGTAAACTCAAAAGGAACTAAGTAATGGCTAAGAAGTCTACTGTAAATGCAGCGGGTAACTATACCAAACCCGGCATGCGTAAAAAAGTTGTAGCTTCTGTAAAGGCTGGTTCTTCAGGTGGTAAACCTGGGCAGTGGTCTGCACGTAAAGCTCAGATGGTAGCTAAACAATATAAAGCAAAAGGTGGCGGATACAAATGATAAAATATATTAAGCGACTGTGGTGTGCCCTATTAAATAAAAAATGTCACTCAGGGTGTGATTGTTGTTAGTATGTCTCTAGCTAAATCACAGAAAAGTCTTAAGTCTTGGACTAAACAAGATTGGGGTACTAAGTCGGGTAAGCCTAGTGGTAAGACCGGCGAAAGGTACCTACCTAAAAAGGCTAGGGAGTCTTTGTCCTCGTCTGAGTATGCAGCTACGACTAAAGCTAAACGTGAAGGTACAGGAGCAGGTAAACAATTCGTTAAACAACCAAAAAAGATTGCAGAAAAAACTGCAAAATTTAGAGCATCAGAAGGTGGACTCACTATGAAAAAAGGTATGCACAAAATGCCCGATGGCAGCATGATGAAAGATTCGGATCACAAATCTGGGTATAAACACGGGGGAGTAGTTAAATCTAACTGCGGTGCTTCTGTAAAAGCAACTCAAAAAGGAACTAAGTAATGGCTAAGATGTCACTAAAGGACTGGATTAACTCTAATCAAAAAGCTAAGGGTCTTTCTACTAAAGAAGCTAAGGCAGGTGCTAGTAAATATAAAAGCATTTCTGCAGCTAAAAAAGCTGGTAGTCTTTATTATACAAATAAGGATGGCAAGGTTATGATTGCTGCAACAGCAGAAGATCTTAAATCACCCGCACCATCTAAGTCCCTTAGACCTAAGAAAAGACCTACCTCTGGTGGATCTCGTCCAGCTGCCACTACCGCAGAAACAGCCGAAGTTAAAGCAAGAAATAACGAAATCAAAGCTTCATTAAAAGCACGCAAGGAGCCAAGTGCCTCTCGTAAAAAGAGTTACAATAAGAAAGCCCCTGTTCTAAAAGGCGCTGCATGGATGTCAGCTCATACTTCTGCAGAATATCATGCACTTACAAAATCTGAGGCTAGTGCCTTGGGGCTACCCAGATCAAGAGTAGCTGGTATGCAGTCCCGCTTTAAGAATAATAAATTTAAAGATGGTCAAGGTTGGGGTTACAAAACACCTTGAAAAAGATAAGTAGTTGCACTATTAACAATAGTATGATATAACTGTATTAGTAAAACTAATAAGGCAGGGAGTATATGGGCCGAAATCTAACTGAAAAACAACAAGCATTCTTGGATGCATTGTTTGAAGAAGCCGAAGGCAACCCTGTTAAAGCTCTAAAGCTTGCAGGGTATGCCGAAGGTACGTCTTCTACTACCCTTATGTCTGCTTTAAAAGACGAAGTGGCTGAAAGAACTAAAGACTTTATTGCAACCCGTGGACCAGCAGCAGCTTGGGCTATGATGCAAGTAATGAGATCCCCCACAGATTTGGGCAACAAAGAGAAGATGGCAGCTGCAAAAGACTTTATGGATCGTGCTGGTTTTGTTAAGACTGACAAAATTGAAGTGAAGACTGAGAGTCCTTTGTTTATCCTGCCTCCGAAAGAGCATGAAAACTAAAACTTGGAAACTACCTAGGCCGGAGAAAATCGGCGGTGAGTGGGAGTGGGTACCTCTAGTCAGAGTAGGAAGATTTCTTCCGTTTGGGTATAGACAAGACCCAGATGACTCTGATATACTACTACCAATCCCAGAAGAACTAGAGCTTTTTGAACAAGCTAAGAAACACTTAAATCAGTATAGCTATCGTGAGGTATCTGCATGGTTAAGTGAAGTTTCTGGTAGATACATTTCTCATGTAGGTTTGTTTAAGAGGGTTAAGATTGAGCATAAACGTAAGGCAGCAGCTTCAATCCAACGCTTCTACGCCGAAAGGTACAAAGAGGCAGCAGAAAAAGCGGAAAAGCTCGAAAGCAATCGACTTGGAAAAAGACGTCCAGTCGAAGAAAGTCCCAGCGCAAGTTAAGCCTGCCCCTATAGATGTGGCTGCAGCACAACGTGAGATTCTCTTTGAACCTAATCCAGGGCCACAGACAGAATTTCTAGCTTCTACCGAACAAGAAGTTCTTTATGGGGGCTCAGCTGGGGGCGGCAAATCGTATGCAATGGTTGCTGACCCTGTACGATACTTGAATAACCCCAATGCTCAGATGCTTTTAGTTCGTCGTAGTACAGAGGAATTAAGAGAACTTATCTCCGTATCTAAACAACTGTACCCACGGGCTATCCCAGGTATTAAGTTTATGGAAAGAGATAAGACTTGGGTAGCCCCTAGTGGAGCTACACTTTGGATGTCGTACCTCGATAGAGATGACGATGTTATGCGGTACCAAGGTCAGGCTTTTAATTGGATAGGCTTTGATGAGCTTACACAATGGTCCTCGCCCTATCCTTGGAACTACATGAGGTCACGTCTACGTTCTACCTCAACAAGTGGCCTACCTCTTTATATGAGAGCTACTACTAACCCTGGAGGACCAGGTCATCAATGGGTTAAGAAGACATTCATTGACCCAGGTACACCTAGAAAAGCTTTTTGGGCTACTGAAGCAGAAACTGGGGAGACTATTACTTGGCCTAAGGGTCATACAAGAGAGGGCCAACCCTTATTTAAAAGAAGGTTTATCCCTGCTACTTTGTTTGACAACCCCTATCTTGCTGATAACGGGATGTACGAAGCTAACCTTCTGTCACTCCCAGAACATCAACGAAGACAGTTACTTGAGGGAGATTGGGACGTTAATGAAGGAGCAGCTTTCCCTGAATTTAATCGCAGGGTACACGTTGTAGAACCATTTGATATCCCACACAACTGGGCAAAGTTTAGAGCAGCTGACTACGGTTACGGATCTTACAGTGGTATAGTCTGGATTGCAGTAGCACCTGACGAGCAGTTGATTATTTACCGTGAGATGTACGTTAAGAAAGTCTTAGCTACTGATCTTGCAGATCTAATTTTAAGTGCAGAGTTAGGGGAAAAGATACGTTACGGTGTACTCGATAGCTCTCTTTGGCACAAACGTGGGGACACTGGGCCATCACTAGCAGAGCAGATGATTGTTAAAGGTTGTAGGTGGAGGCCGGCAGATAGATCTAAAGGCTCCCGTGTGTCCGGAAAGAATGAAATACACAGGCGACTTCAGATAGATGAGTTTACCGAACAACCTCGTATGGTTATCTTTAATACTTGTAAGAACTTGATCTCCCAACTTCCCTCTATTCCTCTAGATAAGAATAACCCAGAGGATGTAGATACTCACTCAGAAGATCACCTATATGATGCACTGCGTTACGGTGTTATGACAAGACCAAGAAGTAGTTTATTTGATTATAACCCAGCTGCAAACACAGGGTTTCAAATAAGTGACCCAACATTTGGCTATTAGGAAATACTATGGAAGAAGACTTCGAAGACGAAATGATGATGATGGATGCCGAAGAGTCCTCTGCTGTTGAGGATATGGATGCAGGAGACTATCATGATCCTAAAGCTGGTCAGATTGTTACGTATGTACAAGAGAGATTCTCTCGTGCAGAGACTGCTCGTAATACGGAAGAGACTCGTTGGATTCGGGCATATAGAAACTACCGTGGTCTTTACAGTCCTGATATACAATTTACTTCTACTGAGAAATCTCGTATCTTTGTTAAAGTTACTAAGACGAAAGTACTAGCTGCTTACGGTCAAATTGTAGAAGTATTGTTCGGTGCTAACCGTTTTCCTATCAGCATTAACCCTACTATATTACCAGATGGCGTAGAGGACTCAGTCCACTTTGAGGCCAACCCTGAGCTAGAGAAAGCTCAAGGGCAACGTTCTATGCCCAGTCTAGAACCAGGAGAAACTCAGAGGTCTCTTGAAAATCGCTTAGGTGCACTCAAAGATTATTTATCTCCAGTGGAGGATAAACTAAAATCCGGTCCTGCAAAAACTCCAAGCCAAGTTGAATTTCATCCAGCAATGATTGCTGCGAAGAAGATGGAAAAGAAAATTCATGACCAACTGGAAGAATCTGATGCTAGGAAACAGTTAAGAACTGCAGCATTTGAAACAGCTTTGTTCGGCACCGGTGTTATGAAAGGCCCCTTTGCTGTAGATAAAGAATACCCTAAGTGGTCTGAAGACGGTGAGTATGAACCACTATTTAAAACAACCCCCCAGACCTCTGCAGTATCTATCTGGAATTTTTACCCTGATCCAGATGCGCAAAGTATGGAGGATGCTGAGTACGTAGTAGAACGTCACAAGATGTCACGTTCCCAACTACGTGGACTTCGTAATAGGCCCTTTTTTAGGGAGAATGCCCTTGAGATGGCTGTCTCAATGGGAGAGAACTACACTAAAGAATGGTGGGAGCAGGCTATGGAAGATGACTCTCAGGAGTCTCGTTCCGAACGTTTTGAGGTGTTGGAGTTTTGGGGTTACGTAGATACAGATATCTTAAAAGAACAGGATATCGAAATTCCAAAAGGCATGAAGGGCGTAGCTCAACTAAGTGTGAACGTCTGGATTTGCAATGGGCAAGTACTACGCCTAGTAATGAATCCATTTACACCTTCTTACCTACCCTACTATGCAGTACCTTACGAAGTAAATCCTTACAGCCTATTTGGTGTAGGCATTGCCGAGAATATGGATGACAGTCAGACGCTAATGAATGGCTTTATGAGGATGGCTGTTGATAATGCTGCACTTTCTGGTAATATGCTTATTGAAGTTGATGAAACTAACCTAACTCCTGGACAGGACTTAAGCGTCTATCCAGGTAAAGTTTTTCGTAGGCAGGGTGGTGCACCTGGTCAAGCAATTTTTGGAACTAAGTTCCCGAATGTATCCAACGAGAACATGCAGATGTTTGACAAAGCACGGGTACTAGCAGATGAATCAACAGGATTTCCTTCGTTCGCCCACGGTCAAACAGGTGTCAGTGGAGTAGGTAGAACTGCAAGTGGCATTTCTATGCTTATGTCTGCTGCTAATGGATCTATTCGTAACGTAGTAAAAAATGTAGATGATTACCTACTGAACCCACTAGGCAAAGCTTTCTTCCATTTTAATATGCAGTTTGATTACGACGAGTCTATTAAGGGTGACCTGGAAGTAAAGGCCGAGGGTACTGAAAGTTTAATGGCTAATGAAGTACGTAGCCAACGACTGATGCAATTCTTAGGTGTAGTTCAGAATCCTGTACTAGCTCCCTTTGCTAAGATGGATTATGTAATACGTGAGATTGCTAAGTCTATGGATCTTGACCCAGATAAAGTTGTAAACTCTAAATCAGATGCATTGCTACAAGCGGAACTCTTAAAAGATTTTAGAGCAGAAAACCCACCACCACCTGCCCCTGAAGGTGCTCCACAGCCCCAGCAAGCCGGTCAGAAGCCTCCTGCTGGTGCACAGGTTCAAGACACCAGTGGATCAGGAGGGGGTACTATAGGCACTGGTACCGCCCCTCAGCCAGGAGAACAGGGCTTCTCAGGTAATACAGGACAAGGTCCAATTCAATAATGCATAACTTAAAACCTTTAGTAAATGACAGACCTCTGTGGGAATCTTTTCTTGCAGAGCTACAAGATTGTCTTAGGGATATACACAAACAAATGGAGCAAGCTCAAAGCTCTGAGGATTTGTTTCGTCTGCAAGGACACGCTGCTTGTCTTAATAAGTTTAAGTACCTGAGGGATAAAGTAAATGGTGGAAGTTAAAAAATCTTTACGTCCCAAACCTAGACCTAAAGGATTAGGTTTAAGTTCTACTCGTCCTCGTTCACGCCCACTGTCTGATGAAGAAGGTATAGCAAAACAGGAAGCAGCTGCAGTTAAACAGGCACAGTCCTTAGACCAAGTACGGAAGTTTGGTAACCTAGAGTTTCGTGCTGACATGGATGAACAACTTCGCTGGAATCCATTAGCTAGGCTTGGCTTTGAGCCAGATCAATCTGTTGTTGGTAGACCTGCATACAATAGTCCAGATCTCCACGAGGGCATTAGATATCCCTACAACTCTAGCCAGGAGTATATTGATGATACTTTACCTGAAGCAGCTTTTGGAGCCGAGTACCGAGACATAGTAGGGCGAGTTAAACCTGGGTCTGTTGTTGTAAACTCTAACACAGCTAAGAATCCAGTGTGGTCTCACGAGTACACCCACGGTGGTTTAGAAAAAGTAATTGAGTATTTAAACGAAGATAAACAATTTTTTAAAAATAAATATGGTGAAGAGACAGTTAAACTTTTAGAAAAGATTGAACTTAATAAAGTAGAAGGTGGCAATCCTCTTGAAAAAGGCCCAAACGAAAAACTAACTGAAATGTTGGACGATGTTTCCAAGGATGCTGAAGTAGATCTAGAAGGTAACTTAATACCTGCTGCTGGAACTGGCTTAGGTACTATGGAAAATACAAGGACTGCTGTATCAGATCACGAAGCAAGTACAGACCGAGTTCAACTAAGGAGAAATCTGGAAGAAGGCAGAGTAAATGATGCCGACATGAGTACTAGATTATTCTTTGAACAAAACTTACCAGGCTATGCCGGGATTTTTAAAGCAGCTGAAGACATGCTTGAAAAACAAGGTGAACCACTGCCATCTGAGAAAAGAGGTTGGTGGGAACAGAAAGCTAATAAATGGTTGTCTGGCAAAGGGCTGTTTAATAAAGGTGGCTTAGCCGAACAAACTGAGGAAGCCTTAGGCTGGACTGCAGAGAGCAAGAAGTTTGCCGAAGCTAACCCAGTTGATATAAAAGCCCCTGAAGGATTGTCTATTAAGAATGTCCCTGCATTTAAAAGGCCAATGAGTGCTGGTCCTAGTGACGAGTGGACTGGCAGGCAAGATGAGTTAGGTAATCGTGAGTATAAGTCTAAGATAGATGGCTCTACATACTTTATTAAACCTGATGCAGATCAACGTACAGAGCTAGAAAAGATACAACAAGATATTATCCCAGCAGTTAAAAAATACTTAGCTAATCCAACCGCACCATCAAAAGAACAAACAATAGAGTTCTTAAAAACTGCTGCAGGAGATGCTTGGGAAACAATCAGTATTCCCGGTGATCTCGTATCCGGAGATAAAACTCTTGGTGACATTACATTGGGCGATGTCTTTGAGGTAGCTGGTAGTGCTGCTGTTGCTTCCCTTCCTATGAGTGTACCAGAGGGTTCTATGAGAACTTTTGGTGGTTCTAACCCACCTACTTATGAGCCACGTCAGAAATCTCTTAGTTCTCAGATAGATGAATTTTTTGATCTAGCACCACAAGAGTACCTTGACGTCCTTAATACAAAGCTTATTTTATTCCGTGAACCTATTCTAGAATTTGCAGAAACTGTAGACATACCTAAGAAAGGTCTTTTAGGTTCTGAGTTTTTAAATTTAATTAAAAAGAACGACTCTATACCTGAGACTTCTCTGCAAGAGGGTATCATAGAACCTGGAAAAAGATATACAAAAGACGAACTTTTAGAATCCCTTGGTGCTGGCAAAATTACAAGCGGCACTTTTAAATCTGTTGCAAACATTGCATCGGACAAACCAAAACAATTTGAAAGTAATCAAAGACAGGGAAAAGATGCTGGATTTGAAGGTGGACGAGAACTAGAGTATTTTGACATACCTATAGATACTAGTATTGGTTTTCCAGGTAAAAAATTTAAAGCAAACGAGCAACATTACGATAGTGATACGCTTGTCCACGTAAGAGGTTCTATTATTGACCCTCAAG